TACTCAAGCTCCTCAAGAATTTACTGGTTTTGCTCCTGAAACTACTGAAGAAGTGTCAACTACTTTAGAAGAAGGAAAAGTTACTCCTAATATAGAAGCGGTTAAAGATATTAGAAAAGTTCCGATTGTGACTAAAAGTAAGCAAATAAATGTAACTAATAACCCAAAAATGTATAAAGCTGTGCAAGAAAGTTTAGGACTAGCTGAACCTGATTTTAAACCAATAATGCCAGTGATTAAAAACTTACTTACTGAAATAAGTGCTGCACCTGAAGATAAATATAATAAATACAGTAATTCACAACTTATAAAATTAAATGATGCTAAAGATAAAATAGGTAAATATACTTCAGGACTTCAATTTGAGAAGTCACCTGAACTTCAAAAAACATTTACTCCTGAAATGGTAGATTTACATAATAAAATTGTAGATGAATTTAATTATTTTATAAAAGATCCAATGGCTGAAGGATTTGGTATGGCTGCTTATTTAGCTAATAATTATAAAGGCATTACATTAGATCAATTAGTTAAAGTATCCTCTCCAAAAGATTTATATAGTATAAAACAACAAGGATTTTATAATGAAATGTTAGATCAAATTGTAGCTAATGTGCGAAGTCAAATATCTGCTTCCGAAAAAGCATTAGCTAAATTTGGTTCAAGATCTTCAACTTTTTCAAGTATATTAAATAATGGCTAATGGAGAGGAAAGTGTTGAATTATTGTCACCTGATGAGTTTGTTACAAACTTTGAAGGAGATTTTCAAAATACAGTATCTTCAGTGGAAGGAAGCCCTATTACTACTCAAATTTCAACTACAGAAGAAGCGATAAGTAATGATCCTATCCAAACTACTTTAGAAGAAACTGCTTATAAATATAATTTAGAACCTAGTTTACTTAAAGCTATAGCAAAGCAAGAATCAGGTACAAAAGAAGGTTTTAACCCAAATGCTAAAGGAACTTCTGGTGAAACAGGACTTATGCAAATAATGCCTACCAATTGGAAAAAATATGGTGGAGGAGAAGACCCTTATAATGTAGAAGAAAATGTAGATATTGGGGCAAATATATTATTAGATGAAATTACACGTTTTTCAGGAAATGAAGATTTAGCATTAGCTGCTTATAATGCAGGTAGTCCTGCTGTAATCAATGCAATAGAAAAAGCTGGTTATTCTATAAAAGATGCTAAAAATATAACATTTGATGATATTAAAGCATATTTACCAGATATAACTCAAGAATATGTACCATCTGTAAAATCAAAATTATATGCTTCAAAAGAAGATACTTTAAATTCTTATAGTTCTGGTGAAACATTAGGTACAGAAGAAGATTTAAAAAAAGTATTAGATCCAATTATAAGTGATCCTGCTTTTAATACATTAAGTGCTACTCAGTCAATGCAAGTTCTTAAAAGAGTTTATGACTCAAAAACTTTTTGGAATAAAAAAGCTAGAGATACTATTCAAAAACTTTCAACTGAAATTTGGGATAGTGCTATGCCTAATGAAAAGCCTAATTATGGATCACTTATAAATTCTGTACCAGAAATTACGGGTAATGAAAAAGATCCAGATAAATTATTAAATACTTGGAAAAATAAACAATTAGAAATGCTACGATCTAGTGGCTATGATCCTATACTTCTTGGAAACGGCATTATTGGTTATTTAGATGCGGCTATTGATAATGAAAAAACAGCTTCAAGATATAGAAATAGAGGACTAGTAGGAACTGCACTTTCAGAGGGAACTAGTACAGCAGCATTAGTTGGTAAAGGATTTGTAAGTGGTTTATCAGGTATGGCAGCAGCACCTTTCAGATTAGCTGGATATGAAGATTTTGCTAAAATGATAGATAAAACTTCAGAACTTTTACCAGATCCAGCTAGAAACACAGTCTATTCTGTAGATGATAAAGGTTATATAAGGCGAGATGAATATGGTCGCCCTATTACTACTTTTCAAGCCGAATGGACAGGAGCAGTAGGAAATGTACTTTCTTTTATAGCTCCTTACAAAGCTCTTCAAGCGGCTAATATGCCTCGTGCAGCAGTAGCTTTTGGTATAAGTCAAAATGTATTACTTACAGCAAATAGTGCCTATCTTCAAGCTAAAGAAGAAGGAGTAACTGACAACGAAGCTTTAAAAGCTGCTTTATTTGCCGAACCTTCAGTACTTGCTGGAGCATTAGGAGACTTTATAGTAGCAGGCGGAGGTAAAGCATGGATAAAAGGTCTTGGACCAGTAAATAGAGCTAAAGCTATAGCCACTCAAGCAGGAAAAGGTGCTTTTATAATGGGAGCATCAGGTGCTGCTCAAAAATATGTACAAGATTTAGGAGTAAGTGCTGCAATTAATAAAGATGTAACTTCTTTAAAAGAAACAGGTAAAGCAGCTTTAGCTATGGGAATAGCTGGTGCAGTTACTTATCCTTTTACTTCAAAATACGAAGTTAGACCAGAAGTTTTAGATAAAGATTTTCCTGTGCCTGAAGCACAAAAAGCACTTTCAGCTCCTGAAACAAGAGAACTTCCTTGGTCAGCAGAAGGTAAGAAATTACTTCCTTATAATCCAGAAGACCCTACACCAATTGAAGCAGGAACAAAGTTACATGCGTTAGATTTACCTCAACCTGATGAACAGATAAGACTTGCAAAATCATTTGAAGACTTTCAAAATTCTCCTGATATGGAAAGAACTTTTATAATTAGATCTCCTTCAGATGTAGATCCTGAACTAGTTGCTAATTTTGGTTATGTACCAGAAATACTTCCAGATGGAAGGCTTAAAGTTACTAAAGAAACTACACACGTACCAGAAGAAATAACAGGCGAAGCACCAGAAGGAACTATTCCTCGTATAGAAATGCTTTCTAAAGAATTAGCAGTTATACCAAAACAAGAGGAAGTACCTAATTTAATAGCAAGAAGAACTGAACTTCAAACAAAAATAAAAGAGTTAGAACCACAAACTAAAGCAATTATTGGTACTGTAAATGAGCTTATACCTAAAAGACAAGAACTTATTAAAGAGGTGACCACTTTAAAAAGATCTTCTAAAAAAGAAGGAGCAAATAAAGCTCTTATAAAATCTAGATTAGCTGATGTTAGAAATGAAGTAGCTATTATAAATACATTTTTAAAAGAACATCCTTTAGAAAATAATTTATCTGAATTAAAAACTGAACTTAAATTAGTAAATGATAATATTAAACAAATAGGTAGACCAAGTTATTTAAATAATATTAAAGCTAAAGAAAATGAACTTAAAGATTTAATTATTACTAAAGAAATTGGAGAACTTGAAAGAGTATCTCAGGAAAAAGAAATAGCTAAAAAAGTTCGTAGAGAGCAGCAAGGCGCAATCATAGAAACTAAAAAAGGTAAACGTTATATTTATCCATTTGAAAAAAAATGGTATGTATTAAATGAAAAAGGTGAAGCACTTAGTAATGGTATGGATTATTTTATAGATGCTGCAAATACAGCTAAAGGGATTATAAGTACAGAAGCTGAACGTGGTTTTATACCAAGTGTAGAAAAAGGAATAATAGAAAAACCGCTTCAATTTAAAAAGACTATAGAAGTTCCTAAAATAGCTGAAGAAATTCCAGCTATGAAAAGATCTAAATTAACTGGAGCTATGTATTCTGATGAAATTAAACCAGAATTTAGAAATTTACTTAACTATTGGGCACATGCTTTAAAACTTCCAGAAACTATTTTTGCTACTCTTAAAGATATAAATAATCCTGAATTTAGAAAACATTTATCAGAAGAACAATTAAAATTTGTAGATGAAGTTACTAAACAATTTACTCCAAAAACTTTATTAGGAGCTGGTAAAACTGTAGGAGACAAAGGAATTGTTATATTAGGTAAAGGAGATCTTAATTATGAATCAGCAAGAGTAGCTTCTCATGAAATAGGACACGTACTTGAAACTAGTGCATTTAAAGAAGCTTCTCCTAAAATGAAAGATGCTGTATCTAAAGACTTAGCTAAAGCTATAGGAGGACTCAATTTAAACGATCCTGTAAGTAAGTGGGCATCTCAAATAATAGGACCAGATAGTATTTTTGAGGGAGATACTAGGCCTTATAATAGTTTAACTCCTGAAGAAAAATCCTATCTTTTACATCAATCTGAATATTTTGCAAATAATGTTTCTGAATTTTTACTTAATCCAAAAAAAAGACCAGCTACTTTAGCTGATAGCTTTTATAAAAATATAGCAGAAAAATTTAAAGAACTTTGGACAGGACTTAAAAACGCATTTAGACCAAGCGAATCTATACAAAATTGGTTAAATGACTATTTTGATACTACACGTGGTAAAGAGTTTTTAGAAACATTGCCTCCAGAAAAAGAACCAACTAAAATATTTAAAGAAGGTGAAAAAGAACGTAAATTTGCTAAACGTGTTCGGGAAGCAGAAAGTACGACTGCTGAAACAGCAGAAAAAATAGGTAAAAAATCTTATAAACCAAAAAGCCCTAAAGAAGCTGCTAAGTTTTTTAGAGAAAAAATTAAACCAGAAACTATAGATGAAAATATAAATGAAGCAACTGATTTTGATAATAATTTAAGTTATCAAGATAGAACTGCTTACGGTATTGAAATTATAAATGAACTTAGAAGACAGATTGAAACTTCTAAAAAAGAAGGTAAATCTATAGATGCACTTACTTCAAAGGAAGCTGATTTAGTGGGTAAAATGGCAGAAGAAGGAACTCGTCTTGGACAAGGCGTACAAGCTTTTACTCTTTTCAGTTCTATGAGTAGAGAAAGCATGCTTAAAAAGTTTAAACGAGATCTTAAAAAATTTAATGGTAAAGATTTTGAAATACCTCCTGAACTAGAAGAGCAAATAAAAGCTATACATAATAAAATACAAGAAGTATTCACTGAAGCAAAAATACCAACTAATGAAATTAAAGAAACAAGTAATTTAGTTGTCGATGCTCTTACAAGAGAAGCACTTAATTTAATTTCTACTCAAATAAAAGCACCACTTTCTAAAGCACTTTCATATTATTGGTATGCTAATATGTTAAGTGGTCTTTCCACTCAAACTATAAATATAGCTGGCTCTGGTATGAACTTATTTGGAAGAGGATTAGCTACTGCTATAACTAATCCTAAAAATTTTGATGCATTTATTAAAGGTATTGTCAAAGCAGCACCAAAAGCAATTGAATCTGCAAAAGGAGTTTTTACTGGAAAATATCCAATTTCAGGTAAATATGAAAATAGAATATTAGGTAAAACAATAATACCTATAACTGGTTTTGAGAATAAATTATTTAATAATTTAATGGCTAAACCTTTAAACTTTTTAAATAATAAATTATCATTTGTTTTTAAAGCTATGAATAGTGCTGATGCTTTTTTCTATGTAACTGGAAAAGAAGGACAAGCTTATTTTGCAACAAAACGTGCACTTAAACAAGAAGGACTTCGTGGTGAAGCATTAAGAGTTAAAATATCTGAAGAACTTCATAATTCAACTAATGAATTTATTAACGCGAAAGAACAAGCTACTCGTGAATGGGAAGCTTCAGGACTTAAATTTAAAGATAGAGATGTTAACTTAAGAGCTTATGAAATTATTGATAATTTACGTTCAGAAGCTATAAAAGAAATATCAAAAAGGTTTGGGCAATTAATTACTTTCACTGAGCCACCAGCAGGTTCTTTAGGAGGTATTGCTAAAATGCTTAAAGCTGGTATGGAATATATATCGCCCCTTAAAATTATATTTCCATTTGTTGATGTAGTTTCAAATGTGCTTTCACAAAGTTTAGATTTTTCTCCTATTGGAATAGCAAGAGCAGCTCTTGGTGAACATATTACTGATTTTATGCAGCAAAAACTTGGAGGCAAAACATCAGGAATTACATTTGGACCAGAAGAAAGACTTCAAAGATTAGGTGCTGGCATAATAGGAACTACTTTAGGAGCTGTAATTTATAAAGAAGCTGAAAAATATTTAGATGATCCTGATCCTAAATTTTCTATATATGCTAGAGGTCCGACAAATAAAGGTGAAGCTGCTACTTTAAAAAGTGCTGGATTTAAACCTTATACAATTAAAATAGGTGATACTTATTTAAGATATTCAGAAACACCCCTTGCGCCGCTTTTAGCTTGGATCGGAGAACTTCATGATGCTTATAGGTATAGTCCTTCCTTTAATAAAAAAGATCCAGGAGAAAAATTTCTAATAGGTCTTACAAATGTAGGTAAAGTAGTACTTGACACTGGCTTTTTAAAAGGAGCAGCTAATTTAGTCGATACTATTCGTGGTGAAAAATCTCCAAGAGATTTAGTTCTTAATCCAACAAAATCACTTATACCTTTTAAAGGACTTTTAAATGATATAGCAAAAACTACTGACGCATTTGAAACTGACCCAAAATCATTTTTAGCAGCTACAGTTAGAGGACTGCCCTTTATTCAAGGATATGCTGGTAAACCAGCACTTAATGCTTTTGGCGAACCAATTGAAACTTATCAATTTTTAAAAGATTATCCCGCATTATCTACTTTTGTAACTCCAATTGCTGGCAGATTTGCTACTACTAAAACAGTAAATCCAGAGTGGAAATTTTTAGTAGAAAACGGTGCTTATGTGCCTCAAATGGGAACTAATACGTCAATTGGTATTTCAGGTAAAAGTGCTGTGCAAGAGATAAAAGAAGAAAGACTTAAAAAACAAAGAGTAGAAACTTTAGGTCGAGCAGCTTATGATGTTCTTACTTATGATGAAATATATGAACTTACTAAATTAGCTGGACCACAGATAAAACAAGGTATAAATAGACTTATGAATAAAAAATTAACTGGTGAAAAATTACAAGATGAAATAGAAAAAATGACTAAAGAAGCAAGACGTAATGCAAAAATTAAATATTTTAAATATTAACAAAATATTTTAATTCTAAATTCTCTACTATATTATAACATTTTTTTTGACATTCTACTATAGCTTCACCTAGTAAACTCATAGAATACGTTTTAGCTAATTTATCTATTTCTCCTATAACTTCTTTTAAAGCATATTTAAGGTCTTCAGCACGTATAATGGCTTCTAATCTTTCTTCATCTTCTATTGATTCAATTAAAAATTCAAGCTTCGTCTTCAATATACTTTTCCTTAAGTACTAATTTAAGCCAATCTGTAGCATCCATAACTACTAGCCAAGGCTCACTGCTTTTTTTCTGTGCTATCATTGGGATTAGTCCTTTAGCATCGTGCCTAGCTTGTTTCATATATTTATGTACTGGAAAATTCTCAGTGCCTTTAACTTCCATTGAAAATTCAGGTAAATCATCTGGAGCAATTACATCTCCCAATCCTTCTTTACCATTAAATTGGGCTGACCTACGTGCTGATTTAGCACCATGAAATTTTAGAAAATTAGCCCATTCACGCTCTCTTCTCGACCCCTTGTGTTTTGATTTCTTCCCCGTATGAGAATATATTTTTCCCAATTTCTCCTTCGAGAGCATCTTCTTCTCTAACACTTTTAAGGATTCTTCGATTGAGCTTAATTGCATAGTCTACTCTATATTTTATGTAAGTTAAATGTTTTTCATTTAAATTTAAAAGGTCTTTTACATCTTCAAATTTAATATATTCATTGTTTGATCCATTATAATTTCTTGTAAACCATAAAATAGCATCGCGTCTGAACCGATATGGTGCATGACTCTGAAGATCCCAAAGTGCTCTTTGAAGCATTGCACCATAAAGTAATATAACAGGCAAATGTTCTGGCGAATAATAATTTATTAAATTTTCATCTAGTTTATAATTAATGCCGTTCGTACAACCATTAATATCATTCATACATAAAGCGATGAACCGTTACTTAATAACGGTTCTTAAATATAATTACTTCTTTAAATTAGCCCCAAAACCAGCAGCACCTAATGTAGCTGCTATAATCTGTAATTCATTACTATAAGGCAGTAACCAAGGAATACCATAAGATAAAGTAAGTAAAGTTGCTGCTACTGAAGCAAAACTACTTAATTTATTTTTATCTAAAGTACTGCCTATAACAGCATGACCTAATCCAGTAGCTCCAAATAAACCAGCTAATAACTGAACTATTTGATTAACAGTATCAGCTCCAGGAATTAAGGCAATTAAACTAGATAGAGCTGATAAAGCACCAGCAATACCTCGCTTTACTCCCTTAGATTTGAATAACAGTTTTTCTATGAATTTACTCATATATTAAATCCTTTTTAAAAGAACAACTTACAACACCAATTATATCATTAAAAAAGCTTAGTAACCAGCGGCTGCTAGTTTTTTTGCTTTTTTAACTTTTTTGGTTTTCTTTACTTTTTTAGCTTTTTTTACAGCTTTTACTTTCTTTACTTTTTTTGCTTTTGGCATGTTTTTTGCTCCTTTTTGTTTTATAACACCAGTTAAAATATCATTTATATATTGTTCATTATTAGCCATATTACAGTCCTTTATATTGGAGGTAAAAGAGTTTGAAGTTCTGTTATATCTGCATGAATAGATACTAAATCTGTATTAATAACTACTATATCATTTTTACTTTGATCTACATCTGTTCTAAGAGAAGTTACATCTAATTGAATAGTTGTTACATTAGAATTTATAAGACCGATATTTGTATTAATTGAAGTTATATCAGTAGTAGCTATTGATAGACTTGAATCAAGATTAGCAACATTAGTATTAATAGCTGATACATTAGCATTAGTAGTTATTAACCCTGATTCAACAATAGCTGTAGCCGCACTAATAGCAGATACATTATTATTAGTAGCTATTAAACTAGTATCAAGATTAGCAACATTATTATTAGTAGCAAATAAATTTGTATCAACTGAAGATATAAGAGTACTAAGTGTAGATACATTTGTACTAGTAATATCTAAATTTGTAGTAAGAGTAACTACAGAAGCATTAAGAGCAGCTACATTAGCGTTAGTAGCGGCAAAATTTGCATCAACATTACCTACAAGTATATTAGTAGCTACTAAATTTGCCTCTACAGTATCTAAATCTGAATCAATAGTAGCTAAATTTGCATTAATATTCACTATATCTGTTTTAGCAGTCGCCACATCTTCAGTCAAAATAAGTACTGCGCCTGTATTAAGAGTTTCTAAAGTTAACTTAATATCAATTATATCTTGTTTAATTAGTACAGCATCTGCACTAAGAGCGACTACTTCATCTGCATTTATGGATTGTAAAGCAGCTTTAACATCTATCATATCTTGTTTAAGAGTTTCTACATCAGAAACTAAAGCAGCTATAGCTACAGGATTAATTAATGCTAAAGCTGTATCTACTTTTGTATTTAAAGTCGCTTGACTATTATTTATATTAACAACTAGTGCTGCAAGTTCAGCACTAAATTGTTGAAAAAGAGGCTCAAGCACAGCTAATTTATTTTCGTGTTGTATCCAAAGTACTTCAAAAGAACTAGGTGTTACTGTTGTCATTTTCCCAAAAACTCCTTCCAAAAATTCTACTTAAATAATAGAATGGAACTGCTAAAAATTTATACCATTTTCCTTTACCAATCAAGATAATATTTTTATAAAGGTAAAGGTCGGCTTCTTTTCTCGTATGAAATACTTGGTAAACTGGACTAGAATACATATAATCATGTACTTTACAAACATCAGTTAAAACATGGTCATATGGCAATGAAATATTTCCTACACCACATCTATTTACAGGATCTACTGAAGAATCAATATTATAAAAAGCATAAATAGTATTACTTTTATCTCTCCAAAATCCCCAAACATCTTTAGTAATTTCTAGTACTTTACCTCTAAAAACTACATATTTACTTTTTAGACTTAGTTCGTTTTTTCTTTCTTCGCTTTTTTCCATGCTTACTTTTAGTAATTCCTTCTAATTTACCTTCATTTTCCATTGCATAAAATACTTGCTTTCCTTTTTTTGCTCCATATTGTTTAAGCATGCTCTTAAGAATTTTAGCGCCTTTACTAGTTAATGGCATTTTATTTTTCCTTTATAAAATTACTCCATATTTTAAAGAATATGGAGTATTTAATTAAGCGCATGGCGATTGTTCTATTTCTTCTCCATTAATATTTCTGCTAGCCACATCATCTAAACAAATTCCTTTTATACCCCACATAAGTGCTTCTTCTAACTTAGTATAGCAAAGAGCTGTTTCACGAGAACAGCTTAAATTAGATCTAAGCATTTGTTCTAAATGACTAAACATTTCTCTTAGAAGTTCGCATTTAAGCTTATTATCATCAGATAAATCAGAAATATAAGCAAAATTACAAGTAGAGTTTCTTTTACAATTAGTTTCCATATTAATTTCCCTAAAAAATAAAGTTTCAATCAAAATAATATGGAATGCAGGTTAAGTCAACAATGATAATCCATATAACAAAAATTATCTGTGGGACAATTTATATATTGATAACGAATACATTTTTTATTAACTGTAAGAGGCGTACAACTGCTTAAAAATACTATAATAAATAACGCGATAAATTCTATAATAATTATAATAAGTATTAATCTCAAATTAATATCTCTTTAATGCTTTTAGGATGGATACTATTTAGAATATGATTAGTAGTCCTGGCATCAAAGCCAATTCCTTTAACTATATCCTCCCAAGGGACTCCTTTACCTTCATAAAGTACTACATCTTCATAATTAAGCCCAAGTCTCGGTACTTTAAGTTTTCTAGAAACATGCCCTACTAAATGTAGAGGTACTTTGCCCCTAAGTTTCCAATTAAGAGGAGCTTGTTGATGCACTCTCAAAAGTTTACTTACTTCAGTAACCCCCCCAAACTTTTCCCAAAGATATTGAATAAGTAGTGCTTGACCTTGCGTTCTTTTAAGAGTATGTCTTTCTCCACCACGAAGATCTAATTTTTTATTTTTCATAACTTCATTATATATCAAAACGATTGTAATTACAAGCTTATGTTTTTGCCGCAGCCCAAGAGTTACCACTTCCTACTTTAACTAAATTATTTATAACACCATTTGGAAAAACACTTAAGTAGCCATCAATCATAGCTTTTTTAATAGCATTTTTTACTATTAATTTATTAACTTTACCATCAGAACATTCAACTAGAATTTCATCATGCACACAATTTACAATATGAGCATTTAATTTTTTTTCGTCAATAATATTTTGTAAAATAACTAAAGCATAAAGCATAACTTCAGCAGCACCGCCTTGAATAGGAGTATTCATAGCAGTACCATAAGTATTTTCTTTATCTAATTTTCTTACTTTACCGCATGGTGTAGTTACTCTAAGAGTACTTGAACCAATATCGACTTGATTCATCTGCCATTTAGTGTAGCCAGAGTAAGTAGTTCTAAAAGCATTTATTGCGTCATATGCTTCATCGTCACTTACTTCTACACCATAAGATTTTTTAGCATAGTGTGAAAACTTCTTAGCGCCTAAACCAAAAAGAAACCCAAAATTAGCAGCTTTAGCACTTTGGCGTTCAGTCTCTGTTACATGCTTAATATTTTTTCCTGATATTTTAGCGGCAGTTAACGCATGTAAGTCTAGACCATCTCTATAAGCTTTAAGCATATTCTTATCCTGACTCACTTCGGCTGCTACTCTAAGTTCTATTTGATTATAATCGGCACAGATAAATGTGTAACCATTTTTTGGTATAAAGTTACCGCGTATACCAGAGTCTTTCGGGGCATTTTGCATGTTAGGTCGAGTACTAGATAATCTACCTGTTCTTGTGCCGCATATATTGTAACTTGCATGGATTCTCTCGCTATTAGGGTTAATCATACTAATTAAATTAAATCCGTAAGTGCTTGTTAGCTTTTCTTTAGTTTGAAATTCGTGAAAAGGTTTCACAATAGGTAAATAAGAAAAGTCACTAAAGGTATGATTATCTGTAGAAAGTTTTCCTTTTTCAGTTTTAGGCCATATACTTAGTACATCTTTAGGTAACTTTTCTTCTAGCCAAGTAGCTATAGTATGACTTGTAATTTTACTAAGTCCAGTTATGCGTTCAACTTCTTTTTTAGCTTTATAAAGGTCTTCACGCCATTTTAATATCATTTCTTGATGGTGTTCTTTATTAATTCTAAGACCGTTTAGTTCTAATTTAGCTATTGGATAAATTGCATCTTTATATAGTTTATAAATTCTTTCTAGTTTAAATTTCTCTAAGCCGATTACTAATTTTTCCGCTAATTTTAAAACTAACACTGCATCAAGAGCAGCATATTCAATTTGTTCAAAGGTAAGAAACTTATTACCCCAAGCAGAAGCTTGTAACTCTTTATTAACTTTTTCCTTAAAAACTGTTTCAATAAGTGCATCTAGTCCAAAGGATAGTCCAGCATCATTTGGGTATGTTGCATGCATAATGAGTTTAGCTAATATCATAGTACAACCTATATTTGGCTTTTTTATACCGTAATTAAGTAGAAATTTCATTTCAAACATCGCGTTATGTGCTATAAACCTTTTAGTTTGAAGTAATTTAGCTAATTCAAATTTTTCCCAATTAACTTTTTTCATGTCAATTACGTAAGAAGTAACACCATCAAAAATTTGAATGAGTCTAATATAAGCAAGATGTGGCGATAATCCTGCCGTTTTTCCTAAATGTGTATATTCAGATAATGGTGCTGTTTCAATATCAAGACCAAGTAAGTTATCACACTTATTTAAAACTTTAAGTGCGTTTTCAAGCATAGTATCGTTAGTTATATACTTAGCTTTATAAGTTTCGCCGTTAAATTTTATTCTAAATTTTTTAATTTTCATAAGAAAAATGTGGGCTACTTGTGACAAAAGTAACCCACTAAAGTATGGTCGGTAGTTTATAGTTTATTTAAAGCTGAATCTAATTTTCTTTTGGGTCTTCCTTTTCCTTTAGCTGCAAGCTTTGTCGGAATTTCTTCATCATCATGTTCCTCTTTCTCTTCGTCTTCATCCTCATCCTCATCATTATCATCTTCTGAATCATCATCATCTTCATCTTCATCTTCCTCTTTTGAATCTTCATCTAGAGCTGTTAAAAATGAACTTAAGTCGCGATTAGCACCGCCATAACGAGTACCATCGTCTTTTATAAACTGCACTAATTCTAGTTTAAAGCTGACTCCCTTAGCAGTTATAATTGGAGTCACTAAAATACGACCTTCAGCACCACCAATAATTTCAGACGGCATAATTTTCTCTTCATCTTTACTATAAATATCTACTGCTTTTGCATTACGAGCAACTAGAATAAATCTATTTTCATAGTAAGGATATTTTTCTAAGTCAAATCCATCGCCGTCTTTTGCAGCGTCAAGGCCACTTAATTTAGCAGGATTTTTATGATTATAAAGTTCTAACATCTCTTTAACCATAAAATTTACTTTACGGTAAAATTCCTTAACTTTTTTATCATTTTGATCAAGAAGTAGAGTTACTTCATAGCGAGGGGCACCATCAAAACCTTGCGGCACATCTTTTGGTTTTATGAGACTAGGCCAGCAGAATCTTCCTACTGGAGTCATAATTGGTTCTCCGTAAACGTGACCGAATTTTGGGTGTTTATAATATTTACTTTTATATTTTTTCATTTTATATTTCCTTATATTTTAAGTTTTTTAAGTTTTTAATTTTCAGTTCTTAAGATAATCTAATTTAGTTTTTACACTTTCTCTTTTATCATCTATAGGAACTAAAATTTTATTTGGAGTAGTCATCTCACAATATTTACTTACAATATTTTTAGCATCATCTTTTCCATGTTCATCACTTAACATTTTTTCTATTTCAGTAATTGTTCGTAATTCAGTTCTATACACGTCTGTTAGTCCAGCTTTAGTAAGTGCTAGCCCTATTTTAGTTTGATTTTCCTGCCATTTTCTACGACTTACACCTTCCACAATTTTAAAAGGATAGCTTTTATCACCACTATCTATTTTATTAAATATATATTTTTTACATTCTTTTATAAATTCTATGAGTTTATCTTCTTTTGAAACGACTGCTATCAATTGCTCATTAGTTAATTTATCTGGTAAAGGAAGTAGTTCTTCGTCAGGTTCAATTAATTTTAAACTTAATTCACTTTGTAATTTTTTAGCATATACACTGCATATACTTTGGGCGGGACAGAATTTACACCAGCTTCCAACTTTGAAAGTAGCTTTTTTCTTAACAAAAATCTGCTCAGCCGCTTTAAAAAATTTAGTTCTCCAAACATCTAATTGCTTCGCTGTAAAATTAACTTCTTTATAAGGTTCATGTACTTTAGGCTGAATTATTATAGCCCTTACTCTGTCTAAATCTTTTCCTTTTCTAACTATTTCTTCACGTAAAGCACAGGCATAAAAAGCAAGTTGTGCATTGTTTTTAACAGTGATTTCTGTGTAACCTGATTTAAAGTCTACAATTACTCCTGTTTTTTTACCGTGATCGTCAATATAAATAGCCCAAAAGTCTACAAAACCAAACATTTCTAAATGTTTGTCTAACACTAATTTATCTTCTAACGCATAACTTTTATCAGTAATTGATTCTTGTAATACATTTTTCCAAACTAAATCTTTATAAGTTTCTCCTAAAGTAAATAATTCATCGTTTAAAACAAGAAGAGGGTCTTGTGGAACTCCATCTAATTTATAACTTAAAAAGCCTTCTAATATTACTTCAGCATATTCATGCGCTTTTGTACCTTCAAGTGCTGCTTCACTAGGAATTTCTTTAGGTAAATCCCTAATGTAAAATACTGAACCTGGGCAATTAAGCCATCTTTCAGCAGTAGAGCCGCCAAGTGCAGCATGTGTGCGGTCAGAATGGTCATTTGTCATCTTTTGCGTCTCCTGAATAACGGAAAACATGTTTTTCAATTACTTCTATAAATTCTTTAGCAAAGTCATCTGCTGTTAAATTAGGAAAATCTTCTTTATTAAATTTAATTGTACCGTCACCATATATAGTTATTACTGTTTTATTATCTTTATTAAGAAACATAAAACTATTAGGTGGTGCAGTTACTTCTATCTTTGGTGTTTTATCTGTCATTTGATTCCTTCTCACAAAATTCTCTTAAATAATCAAAAACTCCTATTGCCTCCTCATTTACACACATCATATTTTCCTCATATTTCTCAGCCTGCCCTAAAAGACATAGAGCACCTTTTATGAAATCTTGTTGTGGTAAAAATCTGTCAAAGTCATTACCAGAAAAGTTTGATATTGCAAGCCCATAAGCAATTGCTGCTTTTTGTAATTCACTTGTCATTATTTTTACTCCAAATAAGTTTGCCATCGCGATAGATACATTTTATCCACACTGATGTTATTTCAATTCTTACCCCAGTTGCACTACGTGCGTATGTATTAAAAGCTTGGATATCTGTTATAATTACAGATCCGTAATCTTCATGTAAAAGAGCATCACCTAATCTCCACTCAGGCATTGGATTATAATTAGCAAGTGCTGCTGTTCTTTCAATATCATCTGCGCCGCTTGCTTTATCTAAATCTATATCGCGTTGTTTGTAACCTCTTTCGTAACCATCTGCATATGCTTTTTTGAGATGATTCTTAGAATAAGAAAGATAAGTTTTCTCTACAGTAGAAAAGTAAAAATCACAACATTGATATTCTAAATATTTTTCAGCTTTTTCTTCTAGCGTTTCAGTATTATCGGTTGTTATATAAGTTCGTCCCTGTGCTGGTTGATTAAAATTGCGGTATTCCTCACCTAATTCTGATATTGTCTTAGTTGTCATTTTTTCCTTATATTCCCTTATTTAATTAGTTTTTTAAATTTCTTACCAATGCCTTTAAGATTTTTCCTACGTTCGATCAACTCTTTGATCGAGATTTTTGCAAAAGCAATCCCTTTAATATCGTACGAATAGATTAGTATAATTAAATCTCCATGTTCGTAAGTATAGTCAAAAACTAAAGCTCTTTTAGATTTCATAATCTTTTTTAATAACTCCTCACTACTCGTTATACGCTCTTTAATTTTTATTTTCTTTTTCATATTTCCTCTATTATTTGCTTAATCAAACCTCACTCCCTGTAGAAAAATATTTTATTTTTTCTAAATTTTTTAAATTATTTTTCTTTCTTTCATGCTCGTATCTAATTTTTTCTCTAAATTCTTTATTTTTATTATGAAGACCTAGCTCGTGAGACCTTCTTACAGCTTCTATAAGTTGACTCATTGTTAGTTTTATGATCGAATAAGCAGTTAACCTTTGTTCGCCTTCTATTTCACATTCAATTTGTATACCATCTAATAGTTCAGTATAAGGCTTCGATGATTTATCGAGATATATTATACTTAGACTTTTTATCGCTATAGTGTTTGGATTATCTAGTCCATCTTGTAATATTTTTTTTATTGAATCATCGTTCATAACTTTCTACCGACCCAAAAATAGCCATTCCAATAATATAAATAACAATTATCATTGCCATAATAAAAAGTTCCAGTTGAACCCGTAGTTTGGAAACAACTAATATATTCCACTAGATTTCTCCTTCTCTTTTTTCAAATCTTAGCCAATACTTAATATCTTTTTTACTCTCTAAACTAAAGTCGCAGTTGTAATTAGGAGCGCAGGTAAAGCTTGCATTACTATTCATAACACTAGGAATAATATAATCATCATGTATAGCTCCTAAATTATGTCCAAGTTCGTGCGCCATAACTAAAGCTACTCTATAAATATTATAATGAGCATGAATCATGCTAAAATTATGACCTACTTCTCCACAAACGTACCCAAGTCCACCATAAAGATTACCACCAAATTCATTTACAATAGGAGTTACAATAAACATTGTAAAAGTTTTTCTTTTTACTCTTTTATTTTTATATGCATTTATCCATTTGTAAAACCTAGTATAAAAATATTCTGGTGCACGTAAAGAACTTGTAAAATCTTTAACATAATAAATTTTTCTGAGTTTTATAATAACTCCTATTTTTCTAAATTTTACTTTAGCTAATTTAAATGATTCTTTAAGAATAAATTTATTTATAGCATAGTCAGCTACTATAAATTTTACATAAAACGTTCTTTCTTTAAGTGATAAGAGAGCTTCGGCTGGATTTAAGTTAAAAAAATATATTACTATTAATAAATAGCTTAAAAATTTATACATAAAATTTTATTATAAAGAATTTTCTTCTGTACTTTCTTCTGTTTTATCACTATCAAAACAACCTAAATCAGCACAATCTTGAGAAGTATTACAGATATTACAATTATCAGTATCATGTGAATCATCTCCTTGCTGTTGATCAGTATCTACTGATACAGATGTGCTAGTATCACCACAAGAAACAAATAATAAAAAAAATATAAAAATTAATTTTTTCATAAAAGTCACCTAGTAAATATAAAAACAATTAAAGCTTGTACTATAATATAAATAGCTACAATTATAACACAACTAATTAAAACAGCTCTATCCTCTTTCATATAGTTTTTATAGCACTCAATCAGATTGATAGCAAGCTAATTAATGTATTATTTGATTATCTAAATCAAAATCAAATACTTCTAATTCTAGGGCTTCAATTAATCTAAATAGATCATTGATATCAAACTGTTTTATTTTAATTACAGTAGATAGCCCTCTAAAGGTATTACTTTTACTTTCAAAAAAGAATTTACTAAGTAGTATTATTATAGCAAGTTTAGCCGTATAAAAGCCTTCTCTAAATCCATCTATATTAGTATCTTTCATTTTAGTAACTCCTTTATTTTATCACACATTTTATTGTAATAATCAGGTTCTAATTCTTTTATTTTATTTAATAAGCCATTTATTCTTTTTACTAAGTTGAATCTTCTTTTATTAAATTTTCTTTTATTAAACTTAGAAAATAAATTATGAATTTTTTGTTTTAATTTTAAATTAGGATCTTCTTCTATAGTTACTTTACCAAGCATTTAATATTATCCATTTTGAGTCACTTAAAGCTAAAAAAACCATATTTATATTACTATGCATAGGCTGACCTATATTTACTGCTTTAGGTGCAATTTGATCTCCTGTATCTGGAAACACAGTTAAAACAGTACTAGTACTATTTATAATTGTAATTTGTTTACCGCGCTCAGCTATTGGAAGTTTAAGAGCTAAATCTGTGACGCTAGCTGTAGTTATTTCATTTATAGTAGATGGTAAAGCTAAAGCAGTTCCTTGAGTCGCACCAGTTGCAGCTAGAGATTCTGTCACAGTGTTTCTTACCTGTGTAGAACTTTTATTAAAAACTATATCATCTCCATTAATTGATTCTTGATAAAGCTCCCCAACGTCACCAACTAGACCTCCAGAAATAGCCCACCTTTCCATGGAATCTGTACCAAAATAAACACGTTGTTGACTATGTGTATAAATATAAGCACTAGCACCAGCAATAGAGCCGACATTATTTGTATCTCCTGCATCTATCCCCGCTTGACCTGAAGCTAAAGTGTGATCAATGCCGTGAAGTAATAATCTTCCACCAGTAGAAGTATCAGAATCAGAACCACCTCCTATTTTTATTCTAGAAGTATTAGCAGTCATTGAAATATCTTGAGTATTAAAATTTGTTGAATCTCCTAAATATTCTACTTTACCATTATTTTTCATGGTCATAGTATTTATATTATTATTGAAAAAGAAAATTGAATTTGGGCCACGTGTACCAATAGACATATAGCTAGCTGTCCCAGTTAAAAGTGCTGCTCGACCTGGTTGAGTAGCATGAGTATTACCAAATATTTGAATAATAGCTCCATCCGTATCAGTAAAGCCTAAGCCACCTTCTATAGTATAAGAACTCGCATCATCTGCTCCAGATACAGTTACATCAGCCGCATAAGATAAATTAGTAAGTAATAAACTTAATAATATTTTCTTTAACATAAATTTCCTTTTTTAAACATTCACTTCAATATAACTTACCGCCACTTGTGCAAGTACAGCAGCAGAATTATCAATAAATAAACCTTTACCAGCATCACATCTAAAGATTCCAGTCGGATTAAAATACATTTCAGTAACACCACCTAGTTGCCCACCACCTGTATTCAAAGGTGTCCAATAAGCTCTCTTAATTACAGCATTAGCTCCACTGTCACTTTTAAATGTTATCGCTGTTACAATACCACTACTTGATACACATCCCGATAAAATCACTAATTTTTTACCAGGAATACCAGCTACTAATAATTGATTAGCAGTTGCACCAAGAGCAGATATAAAAGCATCTTTTATTTCACAATTTGCTTTTTTGTCGACAAAAATATTTGGTATATAATAACGTATAAATTCTGGCATAAATTTTACCTAAAAATACAAATCATTGAAGGAAAAGGTGCTGAATTTTTAGCACCATTAAACTTAAGTCTACCTTTTATAAAACGTATTTCGCAATTAGAATTTTTATAACAAAATTCATGAAACCATTTAGTATCAGTACGAGCTGGAAGTAGTGCTACAGTTATAGCATAGGTGTGATTTAGATTAGTATTATAGGCTTTTTCTACCCAATTATATATTTCACTATAAGGTGGGTTCATAAAAACATTCTGACTTACCCAATCCTGTTCTAATCCATTATCTCTTTTAGTATAAAATTTCATACATTTTGCATTTTTAGCAGTCGCACAAGAATCTAATGTAAAATGAAATTCCTCATTTAATTCATCAAATAATTTTTGAGGTGTTTCCCACTCATCAGATTTTTTAGACCAAAGGACTTTTGAAAATTTAGGCATCTCAGTCCTTTACAAGTTTAGTAACACTACCTAACGGTACTTCACATCTTTTACAAATAATTGTTTGGTTAACTTCCAATATTCTTTTTTTGTAAGTAGCCACATGATAATGACCGCAATTATCGCATATTACCCATTTAGAATAAGTATCTTGTTTTTTATCATTTACATAAAAAACTGGTTCAATACTACTTTTTTTGTCATTCATTTGGAGGGGTCTCTTCGTCTTCATTACAATCAAATAATATAGAAGTAATTCTATTAGAAAGCTCTCTAAATTGTTTAGAATTATAAACTTCAACTATTTCTTCCGAAGAATGCATAGTTTTATAATATAGAACGTAGTGCTTATCATCTGTTTTAGCTATTTGAAACGAACAAAAATGTTTCATTTTTTATTTCTTAAAAAGTCATCATGTGCTTCTAAATGTTTTATTATAATATCTACTATCTCTTTATCAGATTTAAACTTACACACAGTTATATCATAAAGAGTGTGCAGTATATAAATAATAAGCAGTAAAATTATAGCTAGTATATAGAGAATTGGTTCGTTATTCATACTATTTTTTCCGTAGAATCAGACTTCCTAGTAATATTTGTAAACATATTTCTTAATCCTTTAATTGCGTCTAAATGCACAATAAGACTACTACGAGTAAGTTCTAGATTTTTAAAAACAACATCCAGTCTTTCGTTAATAATTTCTAAATTTTTATCTAATTTAGCTTCAAGCCTACTTATTTCTAGTTCACTTGTCATTTCAGTTTCTTTCATATTATTTCCTCTCATCATTTTTACCTGCTAGCAATAATTTTTCTAAATGCTTTCTTAACACCAGTTAAAGCATTTCTTTTTTTAATATAGTTATTTATTGAAAGCCTACCCCGTTCTACCCAACCTTCAGAGTCTATGCCTATTTTTTGATACTGTTTTATGATTATTATTATATCTTTTTTTTGTTTAAATAAGTCAGCTTTCCAATCAGGAACTGACTCTTTTAAAAATTCTTTTTTTAATTCTTTTAATTCTACTTCAGTAGATAGTTTTTTCTTTGCCATAAAGTTCCTTTTTAAATATTTTTACATCACATCAAAAGGATAATCATCATCTGTAGGAGAATAATAATTATGCCCACAGCTCGAAAATAAAGCCGCACCTAAAATAAAAGCAAATATAAGATTAACCCAAATATTAGATTCTTTCATAATTTATTTCCTATCAAGTACTGCTTTAAATGTTTCTGTTTTATTAATTAATACTTTTACAATATATTCTTCTAATGAATCTTTTACTACAAAGTAATAAATATTAACAGAATTTTTCTGTCCTATCCGATGCAGCCTATCTACACTTTGGTTTATAACCGCAGGACTCCAATCTAGTTCTGCTAATATTACGTGACTAGCGCGAGTTAGAGTTATACCAGTGCCGGCCGCAGTAAACTGCCCAATAAATAAATTAGTTTTAGCTTCTTGAAAAGCTTCTACATAATCAAACCTGTCTTTAGCACTTGTGTCACCAGTAATTATTACTGGTTTAAATTTAGCCAATGCAGCACTTAGTTTTCTTATGAATTCTCTATGATAAGCAAACAGCACTACTGGTATATTATTTTCTAATAAATTACTTGCAAACTCAGCTATAGCAGGCACTTTAAGCTCTGCTTGAAGGCGGCGATGCTCTGCTAAAGAATGAGGCACAACCGCAGTTTTTGCATAATCCGCAATGTCAGTTTCTAATCTATCGTTTTCTTCTTTAGTAGTTTTAAGTAAATACTCAGCACCAAGTTTTATTTCAGTATAAATCTTAGGCGGTAAATCTTTTAAGACTTCATCTTTTTTTAGTCTTATATAGAAATTACTTTTAATTATTTTAGAAAGTTTCTTAGTGTTCCTAGCACCAATAATTTTAACGCCCCAAGGTGTCGGTTTCTGGTAAGCATATTCATTAATAAAACTATAGTAATTAGTAAATTTTTCAGGCAGCATTTTATTAAAAAGAGTATATCCGTCTGCGACTGATTGCGTGAAAGGAGTGCCCGATAATGCTAGGCGATAAGCAGCTAGATGCCAAATTTTTTCTAATATTGCTACAGTTCGTTTTGTTTTTCTGGTTTTTATGTAGTGACTTTCATCGAGAATAAGTAAATCAATTTTAGCTGGCAATTTATTTATAAATACATCAGAACGAGCAATGTCGTAAGACACAATAGTGTACTTTTTATAAAGCAGCGTCTGCTTAGATGCTAATATAACATCAATGTCCGCACTAACACCCCATTTCATAATCTCAGCTTCCCAAGTATAGCGCATTATGGCGGGACAAATTATAAGAATATTTTCAGCATTTAAATACTTGGCAGCACGAATAGCACATATAGTTTTACCCAGTCCCATTTCCAAAGCACAGTAGCAAGACCTTTCTTTATTTTTCTCTTTTAGAAAATAAAGTATTTGACCTACCGTGTCTTCCTGAAATGTAAAAAGTTTTAAAGGAGTTTGCAGCATTATACGTTTCTTCCTGATTCACACAGTGAAGTAGAATAGGCACACCCATAAAATCCGTCTTTAAATCTAGAATAAGATCTTGAACAAACTCTCCAGCTCGAATCTATTTTAGACCTACAAAAAGAACTGAATTTATATTCATAGTTATGTGTTCTACAAATTGAAGTACCTATTTTAAAGTAAGCACTTCTAGATTTAGAATAATAATAAGACTCTTTAACCATTAAATAAATCATAATCTTTCACCAGAATTAGATTTATATCTTTTCCACATTTTAGACTTGCAGTTAGAGCACATCCATGACCAAGGTTTTGGGTTAGTTAAAGACCAATTTAATGAAGTAGATAGAAATTTTTGTCTAGAAAATGATCTTGACCAAATCCAGGGTTTCAATTTATTAGCTACTAAATGAGTCATGGTTTTAAGCTTTGAGAAGTAGAATCGCTATATGGTAACTCCCACATTCCGCTTCTTGAATATGACCATCTATACTGCCAATGATATGTGTGGGAATATGAAAACCTATTATTTTTATAATTGCGTATAAAGTGCATCATAAATGTCTACCTGAATTACAAAGTGAATTAGAATATGCAAAACCAAAAAATCCATCTTTAAATCTAGAGTAAGATCTAGAACAAACTCTCCATCTGGAATCTAGTCGAGATGCACAAAAAGAAGTAAATTTATACTCATATTTATGTACTCTACAGACTGAACCACACATTTTAAAATAAGCGCTTTTTGATCTAGAACAATAATAAGGCTTTTTAATTATAAAATAAATCATTATTTAGTTTCTCTTGGCAAAGGATGTCGCCATTCATACACGTCAACAATAGATGCAATTGAAACTCTAATTGGGCACGTAACACATTCGACTTCACTTAAAGTGCCCGTCTCAATAGCTTCACCAAAACGTCCTGAATCTGCTACCCAAGCAGCATCTTTTAAAAATATAAAACCACCTACTATTTCAGTTATTTCGCCTGTGCAATGATACGTCACAGTTCTAATAAATACTTTTTCTCCGATTTTAAAAGCTTCTGACATATATACCTTTATTAAAAATAAAAACTATGCACCGCAGCATGATTGTACTACGGCGCACAGAAAGCCCATGCTTTTTTAAAAGTTTGATCAACTTTTATAAAGATTAGCACGAGAATTAAAAGCTGTCAATCATTTTGATATGAACTAGGCTTAGGTGGGAATCGAACTCACGAATATTGGGTTTGCAATCCAATGCATTACCACTTTGCTACTAAACCATATTATAATCAGTACAATAAAACAGCCCCTTAAAATATTAATTCTAAGAGGCTGCCGAAATACTATTGTTATTTATGTTAAGTCTATTTAAGGAGAACAGTCGTACTTTGACTGCTTAAAAATTATAATAACTGATTATTTTAAATTTAGCTAGCCAAATTAATTTCATTAGCGTATATATTTTTAATACACTCAATTCGAGTGTATGCAATCAAAAATATTGTAATATTGGCTCTTTAAAATAAAAAATGCTGGAAGTTAAGTAAGTTAAATTCCAGCACTCTACGATTAATTAAGGCATAAATTATGAATGATAAGTATGAATCATCTATAACACCTAGAAATAACAAAGTCAATTATAAAATAGAAGAAATACTGAGATACTTAAAACTGTTAAGTGTCATTGATTGTGATGTGCTCTGCTTTAGCTTTATGGATTTAGAAAGTAAAAAAGTGCTTCCAGGTTGTGGCACAGTGCAGCTACAGTCTTTGGAAGTGAGTGAATACTTAGCTAGAATATGTGAACCGTTCACGCTGCACGTGTGCTTAAACCAAACCAATTTTAAAGGCAGACGTCGTGAGCACATGGTAGCACCAAGGGTATTATGTTTGGATATTGATAGAGAATTGGATAGAAAGGAGTGGGAACAAATAGTACGGTATGAGGTAAATTTTGTAGTCGAAACGTCGCCGAAACGCTATCACTTTTACTGGAAAATTGATCCAGGAATCAGCCTAGAAAATTGGAAACTATTGCAAGCAGGAATTGCTGCCAAGTTTGATGGTGATCTAAATTTAGCACAGGTGCAGCACACAGTTCGTGTGCCTGGATGTGAGCGCATATGTAAAGGTGTCGCCGATGTGCGTTTTATGCCGACTCTATACGACTGCGACCTACCTCATAAACCCTATGTCCTAACTGATTTAACTGCGATATTTCCAGGGATATTAGGAAAAGGCAAGAAAGCAATTTTAACACAAAGTAAAGATAAAAAAAAGATACATAATTTAATAACACGAGCATTTGAAAATAAATCAAACGGCTGTTTTAGTGAATCAATTGACACAGCACTAGCTACTGAACTAGGCAAAATCGGTCATAGAAACAATAGTTTATATAGTATACTTTCTACATATATTAGGAAAAATAAAGCTATGAAAAGTAAAAAAAGGCTGTGTGAGGAAGTTGCGGCACTGGCACAATATGCTAACTCTCATTTTGAGAAACCACTTAGTCAAGAAGAAATCACTAAAACTATAACTTCCGCTATAACAAGAGGATTAGAGGCTAAAAGCGAGCCGCAGAACGGACATTATGAGGAAAAGGGCAGTCAAGGTGGTGTGAGTGAAGAAAAGCGGTGTGAGAGCTTTAAATACGATTATAGCGACCCACACATAATGACAGGCACAATATCAGACGTGTCTATTAAAGCAAGAATAGTACAACGTTATAAGGAGTATTTATGCGCGGTAGGCAACGTAATTTATGCTTTTAACCAACATGATAATAATTGGTATTCGCAAAAAGACAATACAAGCGTAGTTAATGCGTTTGCAATTGAATGCGTTAAAGATGTTTTCACTGAACAAAAGTTTAAAGAAAGATGTTACGATAAAAAAGGCTTTTCTACACTTAAGTACGATAAAGAAACAGAAAAATATTTATCAAATAATCGTATATCAGGAGTGCTGGCACAGTTAAAAAACTCAGTATTTAATATTGAAACAAAGAATTTAGATGATTTTGATAGTGATAAAGCACATCTTAACTGCAAAAATGGCTATGTAAATTTAATTGAAGGCACAATTAGAGCACCAAAATCCAATGACTATCTGCTTTTAAAAACAAAAATCTCTTTTGATGCTTCGGCAAAATGCCCAAAATGGAAACAATTCTTAGCTGAGATTTTTGAAAATAACGAAGCACCAGAAGCTATGATTTCTTTTCTGCAAGAAGTATTCGGCTATAGTTTAACTGCCTCTATTGCAGCACAAAAGTTATTCATACACTGCGGCAGTGGCTCAAACGGCAAAAGTATTGTGTTATATTGCTTACGTTATTTACTTGATAATTATGCCGCTGTCTTAGACTGTAAATCTTTAAGCACTACAAAATATGGAATACAAAAAGATCCACTTAGAATAGGAGTTAAATTAGTAGGTAAAAGAATTGCTATTATGGATGAAGTTGACACAGATTCGGTATGGGGAGAGGCACTAGTTAAAAGTCTACTAGGAGCATATGTATTATCAAGAAAGCTCTTTGGTGAAGAGGAGGAAGTACTAAATAGAGCTAAATTCCATATAGGCTGTAATGATATACCTAAAACACAGAGCGAAAGTGAAGCACTGCTTCGACGACTATGCATTATCCCTTACAATAGAGAATTTACCCCTAATGCAGCTAAAGAAGCATTATTACAAAAAATGATAAGAGAAGAAAGCTCAGGTATATTAAATTGGGCAATAGAAGGGCTAGTACGCTACTTAGAAATCAAAAAAGATGAAAACGGTGAGGAAATTTTAGATAGTTTTAATTATCCTGAAGAATGTACGGTAAAGCTTATTGAATACAGGGCAGATAACTTTATACATGAGAAAACAGCAGCAGAATTAATAATAAAAGGTGACGAAAACAACAAAAACGACTGGCACTCATTAAATAGTATCCAAGAATGGTATAATAAAAATTCAAGCTTAACACCGATAAGTATCCAACAACTGGGCACTATTTTAACATCTAAGCAAAAAGTGTTAAAGTTACGAACACACAAAAATAAGGTGAAAGCCACGTTTTATTGCGTAAAAATGCGGGTTTTATTAATAAAATAATTTCCGTGTCCAGGCTGTACTTTTTTCGCTTAACACATAACTTATTGATAAATATATATGTAACCGTGTTTCCGTGTCCAGGCTAAGCGATTTTTTTAGCCTGGGCTAGCCTGGACTGGACAAACATATTTATATTTATCAATAAGTTAAGTATGTGTGTCCAGGCTGTGTCTTATATTACTTAACCTTATTCTATATAAAATATTATATAGGTATACTATAGAGTGGACATATAGTGTATATATTTATATATAGGAAAGAGATGCCCGAATAGCCTGGACAGGGTGGACAGTGGAACAATATCAATAGGTTATAAGAATCAGAGTGTCCTAGCCTGTCCTCAGGGTGGACAAATTTTCGGAAAATTACATTATTATGAATAACTTAAGTCAATTTGCAAGGGTGGACAACCTGGTTTAAGTCAATTAAACCTATGATGAATAAGAAATTTAACTATAAACTCTATGAAGTGCTTTCTATATATGAAAACTTACATATTTTTGGTTTTTCTTGGGGGGAGGATTTATTTAAAGAGGAGTTTTTAGTTTCAAGAAATAAACTAATAACTGCCGAATCGAGCATAAAATCAGCTATGTTATTTTTGCTGTATGCTAAACTTCAGCCTAAAATATTAAGTAAAGGTAATAACTTTAGTTCTTATAGCTTAAAACATGTTTGTGAGCGCTGGTTAAGCTCTTATATTTCTAATGGCGTAATGATTACAGCAGCTTTAATGTTAAATTGGAAAGTAAAAGCTTTTAAATTAAATATAAACGCAACTATATATAAGCCTAAAGACTGGGATTGGGGTATTAATTTTAAATTACCTAATAAAAGTAATATGAGTTTATAAAAGTTTTACTTGCTTAGGATCATGATATTTATACGGATCTATGATTTTATCCAGTGTTTGCTCTGATAAAGTAACATCTAAGAGAGTTATAGGCTCACAATTATGATAAATATCAAAAGTTTTACTTGTGCCAATGGGATTAATAAGCCTATCTAGATCAATTGAACACTCACAGCCAGTTTCATGTGAAAAATATGTGTTAGTTGTTTCTTTTAGGGTTTGAAATAAGCTAAATAGTGCTGCATCACATAATAATTCTACTTTTTCTATAAACTTAGGGCTAAAATCAGTATTATTTTCTAAATGAGCTACTAATTTATAGCTAAAATCAGATCTATAAATTGATTCCCAGGCTTCCCATTCTAAATCATTTTCAAGATTACTATGGTGTTCTTCATTAATTAATGGATAATTTTCTAAGTCTTTTAAAGTTTTAAGGGCTTCTATGCTGTCAAATAGCTTTATATTTATAAGTAATGATTTAGAATTATGCATCTCTTTATACACTTCCAGCCATGGCATATTTTTAAAATTTTCATAAAAAACTTCATGATTAGAACGTGTTACACTGCATCCAGTGTAATCGCCGTAAACTAATAATGAAGGTGCATAATAAACTATTTTACTATAATCAGACAAATTACTAGTCGGTTGAAATGTGTTTTTAGGATGCTGTTCAGCGTCAAAAAAACAAGCATGTAAATCACTATGCATAATGTCAATTAGTTCAGTTAATATATTGTTATTCATATATTTATTCCTTTTATAAATCAAATAATTCTTCAATAGCGCACTTTATTGTAGTGTCGGTTAGTCCGAATTCATCATCAATATTGTTATTGAGGTGATTTAATACTTCTCTGGCTTGTGCTTTAGAGAGTTTAGTATTTAGAGCTTTAATATGTGAGATATTGACTGTGTGAGATATTTCATTTTCAGATTTATACGGTTTATTAATTAATTGTTGCACACAAAATGTAAGAAAGTTAATTTTGTTTTGAGTGTCCAATTGAACCGATACATCAAATATAAGATCAAAGTCGTAATTTAATTCACTAAACACATGCGATAAATTACCATTTATCCACGATTCTGCTAGTTCTTTTGCTTTGTTCATAAGTTGCCTTGTATATTGTTAATTAAATGTTGAGTGTACAAATCTTTGCCTTTATCATCATTACCTATTAATTTTGCATTTGCTGGCATAGCTTGTGCGCGTTTAATATCTCTTGATAATTCAATAGCAAACTTTAAATTATAGTATAGTTCTGTTTTAGTGTATGTTTCATGTCCAAACGGCATAGTAATTCCATAATTATCTAACATACGGGCTATAGACCATGAATTAGTACCATTATCCCATAGTGCCAATGCGCCTTCGTCTAATCTATTTTTAGCTACTCTATATCCGTAACTGTCACAAAATACTTTAAAGATGCCTTCTAAGTTTTTAGTTGTTGCTTTCATAATTTTTAGCCCTTTTTAAGGTCTAGGTTAAACGATTTTAGCTAAGTACATGCTAGACCATGTACCTAGCATCAATGACTTAGCCTAATACTCAGTGGTGAGCATTATGACAAACTTAACGGGGTCATAATCAGCTAGTTGGCTGTAACATTGAAAAGGACTAAGCGGAAAGTCAGTAAAACTTAGTTTAGTTTGATCTAGAATATTATTGTTACCGTCGGAATATTGAATAACCGCTTCTTTTCCTTTTTTAAATAATCTAACTACAATAAATACATTATCATTATTTTTCTTGTATAATTCTAATGTTTTAGCGGCTATTTCATTCATTAACCAATAGCAATTTGCTTCATTAGCTAAATAAGCCATGCCGTCTGTGAATACGACATTTTTAAACAATGTGAGTTTATGATAGTTAAAAGTACCATAAAATTGATTTAAATCAGCTTGCGTTAATTCTCTTTTTTCTTCAGTGTTATTCATAAGTTATACCTTTTTTGAAGTTAAAATCTTCAATTTTTATGATTGAATTTACTTCTTAAGTATAATCAATCAAAATGATTGAGTCAAGTTAAATACAAAATAAATTTAATATAATAATTAATCCAATTATACGAATAATTGCTGTTAGAGTTATTTGTACAAAAGGTTTAATAAAATCAAGTAGTTGTATCATATATTATGCTCTTAAAAACATTTCAGTTACATGCAGTCTAGCCCAATCCTCACATGTATTTTCCCACGGCATGAGTCGCAAAGCCTTAATCATATGTTTTGTTGGTATATCTTTATGTGGAGGTCGTTTATTATACTGCTGCACATAATCAGCTATTGCAGCATTGTAATAATCGTTATCAGTTAGTTTATAGTAACTTTGCTCGTTTTTAGCTTTTTTTGTATAGTCCATATTATGCCTTTCTTTAAGAGAGTATAATTACTCTAATAATAACTCATATGTTAATAATGCAATGTGAGTTATCAATTACAGTAATTATATACGCCAAATTACTTCTATTTTTTCAACATTTTCTGTTTTTAATAATAATTCTAATGGATTATTAGAATTATCAGTTAATAATATGTGTCCAGTAAATTTTTCTGGTACAAGATGCATAAAGTCTTTTGGTATAAGATAATGAGTATCGAGACCTTGCAAAATTATACCGTCAAAGTCATATTTTACATTTTCTATGCTGCACCATAAGCCAAAAGATCCATCGTTAAAACCTAGGTATGTATAGTCTGGAGTGTAGGTATTAAGTATATCACATGCTTCAGTGACTAACTCATCTGCAATAGATTCTAGTTCACCATCTAGATCAGAATCTACATTAGAATTACGATATATTTCATTTAGTTCTTTATTAGTTGAACTAATAAATTTACCTATTTCAAGTAATAAAGCCTTTGTTTTATTGCATTTTATAGCTAATTGTATTGTTAGACTTTCATTTAGTAAGTCATGCAAAAAACCAAGTACATTACGATTATCTCTAATACTCATGTCTAAGTAGCAGCCAATTTCTAATTTTAATTTTTTATTCATTTTTTAATCCTTCTGATTGATTTAATTGATTAAATTATTGCATTATTTGCAATAAAAACATTTTCGCATAATTTTTAATATGTGTCAATCATTTTGATTGAAATAATAAAAATTATTCACACTCACACATAAAAACACTCACACATTTAGCTCATGCCGCAAGCCTCGCACTTATTAGTATATTAATTCAGTATATTCAATGTATTATATGTATATATTATGTGTGTTATTAGCTAAGTCCTTACTATGCATCACATCCCGAGAATAATAATTCTCGTGATCTAGACTTTGATTAGATTAGGACTGGAAGGTTAAAAATAAACAATTTCTTTTTTATAGGAATTCAAGATGAGTAGGATAATTCAGACCACCCCCGTATGTACTCTATATGTACATCCGTATTTTTTACTCACATCGTCATATATAAGCAATCTTTTTGATTGAAATACTTATATTGAACTACTCATTCCGCAGCTTCCCTCATACACAAGCAATCTTTTTGATTGTTATACCTATATAAAGCATTCTATTTGATTGAATATGCACCTATACAAATAGCACCCCCACCCCACCCCATTTAGGATCTTCATATACTAATTCTATGTGCATGTATTGCATTTTTAGTGCTTCCCATAGTTTCCATACTTCATGCCCTTTAATTGCTTCGTTATCATTTTTTACTATATTATTAAATATTACTAATCCACCGTGTTTAACTAGTGGACTAAATCTTTCAAAATCATTCCTGACTCCAGCATATTCGTAATCACCGTCTATATAAAGTACGTCAAATTCTCCAATAACTTCTACGTCACGACTGTCCCCCAATATAAAATTAAAACGCCAGCCGAATTTCTTTATCAGTGCATCGACTCCTACATATTTTATCTTATCCACACTTGTAACTCTATTAAATAGTTCAAGGAATCCACGTGCCGAACCGCCAGTGCCAGTGCCAATTTCTAATATAGACTTTACTTTTCTTCCATGCATTATTCTAATAAGTGCTAGAAACTCGTCTTTCTTGGCTTTTATTTTAAATTTTTGTGCTGCTTCCCATACAAAATCTAGTTTATCGTGCATATTGTTTAAACTCCAATGAAGCTGTTATACTGTTTCTATGTCAAAGGAAACTATGGCTTTAATACCAGTAGAAACAGACTTAGATGATCCGTTAGCTAGTATTGAAGAGCCGCTTCCTGTGCATCGTGATTCTACCATAGAAGATATTGTTGAGGCAGATCTAAGATTTGCTAATGGGATATTACATGCTATGCATGCTGCTTGGGGCAAAGTAACTACTATTGGACAAGTGTGTAAGCTCTCAGCCGCTACGTTTAATGCGATTAAAGAAAGACGCAACATTTTAATGCAGCAATATGGTGCTAAAAGTATCAGCTTCAAGAGCGATTTCATTAACCCAATTGATTGAAATGGCTTTTTATAAGCGTTGCCCACGCTTAAAGCGTATTAAGCTTGAAAAATTCTATTCAAAAGAGAAAGCTGCTAGTGTTTTAAATATAAATATAAACTATCTTAAACATTATCTTATTACCTCAGACCGTGCTCATGGTGTAGAATTACAGGACGGCACTCTTATAGTGCATCCAGAAAGTTTAATTAATGATATTAAATCCAAAATGAAGACTGTTATAAAAAAAGAACTTAATAAAAGAATTAAGAGAAAGGGAATTTAATATCTGCTAAATCGCCAGTAAATGATGCTTCTATTCCGCCCATTCTACTAACTGCTTTAATTTCTCTTTCTTGTTTTAGTAACGCTTGATAGGTACTGAATTTATCATATTCAAAGGCTTTATCTTCTTTTTTTCTAACCATTTGTCCTGCATGAAAGCCATAATTAATTATAGCTACTTGAAGGCATAGTGCCGCCGCATCTGCTTCATCAGGCGAACGCGCTAAACTAGGCATGATTGCCCCCATACGGTTTTTATAATCTTTTTTCTGTTCTAAACTAGCTTTTCCATTTTTATAGTGAACTTGTCTTGTTGTAAGTTGATAAATTGTTATATTATCTAATCCCCTTATTTGTTTATTTTGAATAAAATCTCTAAAGCAAAACCATAGTTCATATGGATTTTTTATAGTGACATCAAAGCTTTTTACAGCTAATTGCCCTGATTTAGTACAATATATTTTAATTGGCACATCTAGTGCGCCTGCTTGAAGTCTTATTACTTCACCAAGTGCTCTGCCTTGCCCGTTAGCATCAATTGCTAAATCCGCTAATCTAACACCATAATCTTTTAAAATACTTATAACTTTTTTTGCTATTTGAATATCGGCACTGTCTTTACTATGTGCTGTTATTGGTATTTTAAATAGTAATTCATTTCCTCTAAAATCTAATATTATTTTTCCAGTCACATCTTGACCAAGTATAGCTAGTCTTAAAATACATTGATCGCCGCCCGTGCTAAAGGCGGGGTCTAAACCAGCTATAACTTTAAGTTTATCTATTCCTGACCATTCAGCTTTTTCAAATACTCTAAAATCATCAATAAATAGCTTACTTATAACTGTTTCTTCTGTGCTATCTAATTTCCAAAAGCCAATTACCATACGCCAAAATGAGTCAGATTCTTTACCATAAAGCTTTTCTTTTTCTTCAATTTGCTCTTGTGTTACAAAAAATCTTTCTAATAATACTTTTTTTTCAGGATCTCCCTCATGGATAGCAGGGGACTCGTAGCAGCTAAAAAATAGGCATATTCCATTTTTTTGTGTAGTATCCCATTTGTTGTCTTTATAAGGATCTACTGAATTCCAAGTTGCTAAAGGAGTGCTGAGTGCCCCATGTAGATCAAATTTAGAAGCGCTGTTTCCTATGGCAATACAGCTAAATTCTACTCCACCTGCTTCTAAATTAGGTAAGCTTTTTAAAATTGCTGGATTTAAATCAGTAGCTTCGTCTAAAACTACCATTATAGCTTCTTTAGGGTGTTTTCCTATCCAATTTGAAATTGTTTGTTCATCAGTGCCGCGCCCTGCGGCAACCGCGTACATACCGTGAATTGGATCATTTTTATCATATAAAACTTTTGGGCAATTACCTCGAAAGTATCTATAAGGATATTGAATCGCTAATTCAGATAATAAACGAGTGATATATCCCCAGATACGTGTTGTAGCTGATTCTAGGGTAGTAGAAGCGACAATTACCGTTCTTTTATTAGGAGCAGCTAACCAAAATAATATTGCAATTCTAGCTGCCATATGACTTTTACCAGTACTTGCACCGCCTGCATAACTTATATAGTTATGACCATTACAGTGTGCTTGAAGCCTTCTTTCGTCCCAATAGTTCCATGTAGGAATTAAATGAGGCCACGCATAATCATGCATAGCTTTTATATGTAGGTATTTTTCTTCAGAATTTTTACTTTCTCTATAAAGCTTAGCGTGCATTGCAAAAGGATGATTATAAGTAAACTCTTTATTTCCAATAATAACTATTCTTTTTCCTAGCTTATTTTCAATTTTCCATCCTTCAGCGTATATAATATCATCAAAGGGGTATTGCTTACTCATTAGGTTAATCT